GTATTCACCCATCATCTCTGATCGTTATGTCTCAGATGTCTTTCTCGTCCGTCATCAAGTGCGACATCTGCTCTGTCAAGGTGCTCAGACACCAGATCGTGACTCACCTTCGAATCGCTCACCCCAAGTGCTTCGACTGTGAACAGACGTTCACTCCAGAAACTATCAGAGTTCACAAACATCTCAAGTGTGATGTGTGCGGATACAAGACATGCAACATGACTACTCATCTCAAAAAATATCACCCTACTCATACTCTGTGTACTCTGTGCAACAACTACACCAACGATCCCGAACACCAGGCTAAGTATCACTGGTGTGACTGCTGCAAGGTTATCGTCGCATACACCCCCGGACACAACAGACGGATCCATCAGGTGGATGACAACTCTAAGTCTCGGTACTCGACTACTAAGTGCGCTGCGCATCAGGGACACACTCCGATCCAGACGATCAGGCGATGTGGAGATTGCTCGATCAGACGTTTCATCTAAATCAACACTCAACTCAACACTCAAGAAACCAAGGTAATGTATACACAAATATACATTACTTACAAAGGTTGTTTACATCTGACATACCGTATCACAATCTTCACTCTTAAATAAAAGTTTTTTAAGCATAGGGAATCTATACGATGCAATAAAAATGGATACAGCCAATAGGCCAGTAAATATAACAGACCATTTTATCAACTTCCATGTATCTACAGTATCGCGATCCTGAAACGAGATTTTTGTACTCATAATCATTTTAGGTTTAATTTTAGATAATAGTAGGATTGTTGAAAGAAAACATATTCCAACCATTATTCCGAGTCTAAATCTGTGTGTCGATATAAGAGAGCATAATTCGGATACGTTAAACTTCTCTGAATTTCCGCTAGGAGAATACTTTCCTCTAAACGTGTTGTTGAACTCGTTGGTCAAGATGTCAGCGTCACGTAATTTCTTCGATAAAGACGGCATCAGATATTTAATATACAATGAGATTAAAAGTTACGAATTTTAATCTCATTGTATATTAAATATGGATACATACACTATTATCGAAGATGTGTTTGAAAATGATAATGCTCAAAACCAGATCACAGCAGCCAGAGGGTTCGTAGGTCAGCCTCATGTACCTGAAGATCTTAGGTCTACAGGTAGAAACAACACTGGTCGTGTAGGAAGTAAAGTGTCTGAAAGACCAGATTTTCAAGATCTTGATCCGAGACGTATGGCTCCTCCCCCGATGAATATCCCACAACGTCCATCTGGAGGAACTATGTCCCCTATGATGAATGCTCTTACACAAGGACCATCTGTATATCCAGGGGTTGATTCACTTGCGTGTAGAGATGTGTTTACTCATGTGGAAAACTGTCCTCTTTGTAAATCGTATTTCCGTCACGATGCTAAATTCTATTGGATGATAATAGCGATACTTATAGCTATTATCCTGCTTATAACAAGAAACAGTAAATAAAACTATTAATTAGATTTTCATAATCTAATTAATAATGGATCAGAGAAAAGCGTTTGATAAACTGATCAGAGAGATCGATCGTCACACAAGCAGATTGAAGTTGGTTTTAGGAGATGATAATCCATTCAATGAGAATAAAACTTATATAGAAAAGAAGATGATCACGGATAGGGTTATCTATAAATTTAATGAATGTAAAACTATTATTGAAACTTGTAGTATCGATCAAAAACGGATCGATATGTATAAAGATAGATTGAAGAATATTAATATTGTGTTAGATAATCCAATAGAGATTGAGACTAGTGAAGGAATATTAGTTTATAACAATGAGATATCAACACAGTACGGAAGAATTTATATTGTTAATTCTGTATCTGAAAATATGGCTCAGTTGAGTGAAATGTTTAACGATCTACATACGATGGTTTCCAAACAAGGGGAGACGATAGATACGATAGAACGTAACATCGAACAGACTAACATTAAAGTGCAGAAGAGTAACGATATACTTGTTGAAGCTGAAACAAGTTTCAGATCCAGATTATTCACCAGTATTATATTTGTTGTTGTAACAGTTGGTGCAATAATAGGAATAAAATCGTGATTATATGATACTAATGGTATGTTGATTCAGAAAAATTATTCAGACTGAATAGTCGATATTTCCAAATATAACTAAGTCTAAATCAACTGGATAGATAACAAAGCTTAAAGAAACGAAGTTATTAGTATTAGCCTGTATCATGGTGTTTGAATACAACAACAAATTTCCTCCTTGAAGATGAAGACCGACAAGGAATTACTGATATCCAACCTGTTAAGGATATTACACGAAGGAGCTACTAAACTAGAAAAGAATATAAAACCGTTCTGGAATAAAGAGTCGGGAAAGAACTCAAAGAAACTATGGTTACCTACAAAGGAAGATACAATTGAGTCGGATCTATCTGGATTAAATAATAATGTTAACAGTTCTCATTCTCTAAACTCATGGTTTACTACAAATGTGAAACTCGCTAGTTCTAATAATCACTTACAATCTCTACCTACTCCTATCGAAACAAAACCCAAATCAACTCCTCAACTAAAAACAATGAAGATTCGAATTTTCCCTGATACAAAACAGAAGAAGACACTAAGTAGAATGTTTGGTATTTCAAGATGGTTCTACAATCACTCACTATCACTACTTCGATCTCTAACAAATTCTCCTATTAAGAAGAAGAATAAGGATGGATTTTATATTTATATTAATTCTAAGGTAAGTAATATCGCTGTTAGAAATTTTATTCGTAAAGTGGAATGCAACGAAGAAATAGAAGTAGATGAAACTAATGTGTATACATTTGTAGATTATATTTATAAAGAGTTAAGAGCCGAGTTCCCTGTGTCTGAAGAGAATTTGGGGTTTAAATTTCCATCGATCGGATTCAGAGGAGTTATAGATAGTTTGGTTCAGAATATTAATTCGTGTATAAGTAATGGATGTAATATTTCATCTCTTCGATTGAAAACTAAGAAAGACAACAATGAATTTCTTCCATTTGACGACTGGAGTACAAGAGGGTATAATATGATTCCTCGTATGATCGGAGATTTCAAGGGACATTACCGAGTAGGAAGAAAAAAGATATCGTTAGAAAACCTAGAAACTATGATAGATGAAAAGGCTTTCTCTATCATTATGGAGAAAGATACTGGGAGATACTTTCTTGCGTGTCCGGTAACACATGAGTGTTTCTCTAAAATAAAGAGTAGTGTCAAACCGGAGAAATCAGACGAAACCCAAATCTGTTTTCCAAAGCGAGACATTGCATCTTTAGATCCTGGAGTAAGAACTTTTCAATCAGTTTACGGATTGGACCATGTAGTAGGAATTGGTGTAAACGATGTTTCTCGGTTTGAATCTCTACTACTGGAAGCCGATAAAGAGACCGTTTCTAAAAAGAGAAAGGTCAAGATCCGCTCCAGAATAAAACACTTAGTAGATGAGTTACACTGGAAAACTATTCACTACTTAACCCAAAACTATGAGACTATATTACTTCCTGATTTTCGTATCTCTCAGATGGTTAAAGGAAATAAAATTAGTAAGATGACTAAAAGGTTAATGTATGCTTATCGTTTCTTTCAGTTTAAGGTGAAACTAGAATCTAAGTGTATTGAACATGGATGTGTATTAATTATCGTCGACGAATCGTATACTAGTAAGACATGTGGGTCGTGTGGTCTTCTTAATCATACTCTTGGAGGAAACAAACACTTTGAGTGTCCTACATGTGGTGTAGAAATCGATAGAGATGATAACGGTGCTAGAAATATCCTGATTAAAAATCTATTTAGTTAAGTAAACTGATAAAGAGTTTACATGTCTCGCGATCGGAGACTTTAACGATCATACAGACTAGTCTGTATGATCAAGCAGATCGGACAAAGAGTTCGTTATATTGCTATGTCGCGTAAGTAGACTGTTATCAATTCTATAAATATTTTATACATTACTATGTATAAAATAAGTTTTATAACAAACAAGCCTTGTTTTTATCGGTAAACTATAAAATTGAATAAGATATTTAATTGTTTGATAGTTTAAAATATCGTAAACTAAGTGACAATGCCAGACCCTATTACTATATCGTTTGGACTGATTAATGAGATTTTCGAGAATAATAGATCATCTCCTGGGTTCATAGATATTAACGAACCGATTACTATTCCTAATGGGATTTATATAAATCATAACGATGGAAAAGAGTCGGAGGATGAGTCGGAGGATGAGTCGGATAAACCAAAGAAATCAGGATACGATCAGACTCTATTTTTAACCCCTGTCGAAGATTATATGATGTGCGCAATCTGTTATGACGTTGTTAGAAATCCTCCCAATCTTAAGTGCCCCCATCTATTTTGCGAGGGATGTCTGGATGGTGTTGTAGATAATAAATGTCCTAGTTGCAGGGAGGAGATCACTAATACCGGTAGTGTGTCGATTATTAAACAGATTATTTGGAATAAGGAGGTTAAGTGTGAATTTAACCATCTTGGGTGCAAGTGGACTGATAAAATCGGTACTGATGATCGTAATATTATTGACCACAGCAAGGTTTGTGAATTCGGACAGTACACCGACTGCCCTGTTTGTAAAGATAAGATTATTAAAGGGAAATTGGATAACCATGTTTGTCCCGACGAGGAGGTTGAATGTGAATACTGTAATATTAAACTTAAACGTAAACTGTTATTGATTCACAAATCTTTTGGAGAATATAAAGGGGATTGGTGTGAGAATAGAGAAAAGTGTATTCATGAGTGTGATAAATATATTAAAACTGGAGAGATGAAAATCCATCTTGAAACCGAATGTCCAGATAATAAAATTATCTGTTACGCATGTGATATCGTTCATATGATTCCTTATTACGAATTTGCATCTCACTTTAAAGAAAAGGTAAAAACACCTGAAGATATCAATAGATTCTTTGGGCGATCAAATATCGACTGTGGAAAAGTGGGTTCACTTGTCGACTGTGTTATCAACAATGAATGGGTCGTTTGTGAGATTATTGAACTTAATATTGTTAATCCGCAACCGAATGTTAGTAGTATGGAACATCCATTTAATGTAAAACTTAGGGTGATTGAAACTGGATTTGAGACATGGGTGTATGATCATAATATTTGTGGATTAGGAAAATACACCGGAAAAGAAGTTGATATAAATAACTTCTTTCCTATGGAGAAAGATGTTAAGGAATGTTTAATGAATTGTAGATGTACTATTACCCTTCAGCCAGACAATTCAGATCATATCCACGTGTATCAACCGTTCTATAACTGTATCACCTGTTCAGGTAGTTGTGGTAATATTGGATGCTGTTCTGCGTGTATGGTTGTATGTCACGCAGGACATGATATTGAACTAAACACAGATTCAAATCACTGTTATTGTGATTGTGGTGCAAAAGAGATGTATGACCAACACAGCGAGAAGGTTGTGAAGTGTCGTACTAACAAGAAGATTTATAACGATTCGAGTGTCAACGATTCGAGTGTCAACGATTCGAGTGTCAACGATTCGAGTGTCAACGATTCGAGTGTCAACGATTCGAGTGTCAACGATTCGAGTGTCGTAGTCAATATCGGTGTCGTCAATCAAGGGGGCGCAGTCATTACTATCTCATAAATATTTTATACATAATAACAGTATAAAATATATTTATTTCATATACTCGATCATCTTGCTTCCATTGGAATCCCCTCCAACAGCATCGAGAGCGGATTTGTACTTGGCCTGATACTCTTTAGCATAAGAAGGGTGTTGATCATCGAGTTTATTTATTTCAGAAGTAGTCTTAGATAGAATCTTAGAGCATTCCTTAAGTTTTTTAGTACATTCCTCCTGTAGCATTCTGATGTTTGCTCGCTTTACTCGGAGAGTAACATAGTAATCTAGATCATCAGTTGAAGTCTCCTTTACCTCAGAAGTGTCTGATAGAAGTACTCGTCTGCGTTCCTGAATCTCTTCCATCTCCTTTTTATCGTTTTCACGCTGAGATCGGATGCTGTCACGCGCGATAGTATCCATTTTAGTACGGACATCAACCTCCTTGGTAGAAAGACAGTATTTAGAATCGACGGTAAGAGGGAAATCACATCCTACATAACCGATGATATTCTCACTATAGGAATCGGTTCCTCGAATAAGATTCTCACACCACTCCTCTGCTTCCTTAGGCGTTGGGAAATTACCTCTCTGCTTCATAACTCCAAAACAGTTATCTGCATCAGGACGCGCCCCTTTAGCGGGGACAAAGTTCCAGACAGTGTAGTTCTGCTGAGAGATAGGAGGGTCTCGGCGAGTACGAACTACTTTAGGGAACTCCAGTTTTAGAAACGACGTGTTGATAAGATCTTTCTTCGCTTGATCAACTTCATCTTCAGTTAGAGGTCTCGTACCCGGAAGAGGGGATGGACGATCTCTCATACATTGAGGCTCAATCGATGCGAGCTTATTAGACTGAACTTCTTGTGCGAAATTGATACGATCACTCATATTTATTAGTTATATTATTTCTTTATGTCCCGTTTACTGATACATTTTTCGAGAATGCATGGGAAAAAGATCGGGTGTGAATCGAAAAGGTATATTACTTCTTACACAATAGTTTTTCTCTCGTTCATTTAGATTCTTCAACGAGATAATCTCCTCTTTTAACAATTTCAACGTGGCTGTAGTTGTATTACACATCTCTGTAAAATCATCATGTATCTGTTTGACAATAGTCTGTATAGAATTAAGATCCTCTTTTATCGACTTTATCTCATCTTTTGATTCTGATAATTTAGTCTTAATATAGGTTATATCAGATTGTATATTAATATGAGCATCCAGATGACCATCTACTGTCTTCTTTTCTGTATAGCTTTTACCGATTACCAATCCATCAAAAATATATTCACTATCTACTTCACTCCATACTTCATCGTTTTGAATTAGGTTGTCCATTGAGATATTACTATAGAACAGATAATATTTCTTTATTCAAATATTACAAACCAATTTGCTTAAACGAAACGCGAAAATAGTAACTGATCTATGTCGAAGAAAGTCCGAAAGAAAAAAGAGGCGGAACCAGAAATATACGATATCCTTCAACTAGATGAAAAAATTAAGAAGCTTATACAAGAC